GAACCATGTGCACAAGTCGGCAAACAGATTCGCGCTCGACTGGCATCTGATCAAGACAAGGATCTTCGGAAAGAATTGGACCTCTTTCAATCAGAAGTTAAGAAGCTCGTCAAAGAGATCAACCAGGTTGTTACGTGAGTTTGGACCTGCTCTTTTTCGATCGGGCGAAGGTTTGGCTTTAATCGAAATATTATACCAATTATAAAAATGAATGTACAATATGTCTAGGGCTTAAGAGTCAAAGAAACAATCAAATAAACTACAGTAGCACCAAGTGATGTTACGATACCAGAATATTGCATTTTCTTATAGATCACCAACCATTGGTCCACTTGTTCCTTCGTTTCCAAGTGGTTCAGCATCCAATTCTTTTTAGGTGATACGTGATAATACGTTCCTTGTGTAATGAATAGCACCACAGCGGCACTACACCATGCTTGTAAAAGCAGAACAAGTGGCATTGCCGCAATGAGACCAAGAAGCAGGCCTTCAAACGACAGACGTGCTCGTTCAGCGGCAATATCGTCTAATATTGCAAGTTGTTTCTTGTCCAGTAAAACTCTTAAATCCTCGATTGCTCTCATGTTCATCGGTAAGGCACAGGTAAAAGCACTTACAGATAAAACGGATGCTAAAAGACAAACCAATCCACACCTCATATTGTTAATTAAAGTACATTTTTATTTAATAAATGAACAAATTCCGGATGACTTGCTGATACACATTTTGAATTATTACATGATTGGATTGAGGCATTGATGATCCTCACTCGGACGTATATGTAAGTATAGAACTTTTATCCATTCCAGTTATCGTGACAGTTCCGTTGTCAATGAGTTCCTTGATGTTCTTACCTAACTCTAGGTTCGACTGCCACGCTAACGCATGGGCGCTGCTAACTGGCAAACCGGGTACAAGCATGGTGTATGCGATAAGTCTCTTGGCAGGAGTGAGTTCACGATTTCTAAGTATCTGCATCACATCATTAGGAATAGAATTCATGTCTACTCCTCTTGAAGTGACAGTCTTTAAATCGACCTCGCGTTTTTTATATATTATTAAGTTAATAGTATGTTTCCTCACGTAAAAAATACAGCATATGGACTGAATCCGCGTAAATCCAGAAATAAGCATTATCAAATTGCACAAGCTTCGTTAACAGCACAGCAAAACTTTTTGACCAAAGCGGGACAAAAACAGCAGCACATAATGGAAAAGATGAAAAAACCATACAACGAAAATGTCCGCCTGAAGGCCCTCAAAAGGGTGCAAATGGGTGCCGTAAGGATGCAAAATAAAAAACTGGCAGCAGAGAAAGCCAACCAAGCACGAATCCAGGCGCAGATAAACAAGGCTGCTGCAAGCATAACTGCAAAACAGAAGATTGTTGAGGCAAAAAAAACTGCTTTGAAAAAAGCAGAAGACCAAGTAACAAAAGTAAAGGAGGAGTTGGATAAGGCAATAAGAGATTTAGAAGAAGTGAAAACCAAGCCAAAAAATAATAATTCAAAAAATGAAAAAATAAAGAAAGAGAAAGCGGATTTGAGTAAAAGAAATGAAATCATTAAAGCTGCAAAAAATCAATTGGAAGCTGGTAATCTCAAAAATCATTTGCTTTATGGAACTAGTAACGAAGCAAATAGAAAAAGAAAGCGGCTTTCGTATTTTATTCTCAAAAAAGCGTACCTAGAACCAAAGGAAATTATGCAAAAGGATGCATTAAATTATCTGCAAAATGTGAAAGAGCCCGTATATCCTAAAAATCATATTTTGAAAGTAAGAAACGATTCTTACAGAAAGTTACTTACTTTACCACTAAATAATAAAACAGGTAAATACAAACTTCCTGTAAAATTGTATAATAATAAAGGCAAATTCAAGACTAGTGGTCAGATTGCGAAAGAATTAAGAGGCCTGAGAAATAAAGTGGAACGAAACTCATCAGCAAGGGCGATGAGTACGAACAATCAAAATAAAACCACGAATGTAATCAAAAACACAGTCAAAAACGCGAACGCAGTCAAAAACACAGTCAAAAACGCAGTAGTCAAAAACGCAAAGAGAAGGGGAATAGGGAATGGATCCAATAAGAAGAAGAAGCCGATAATAGCACCAGAAGAAGATGATAACACGACATTTGAACTCTTTTAAAAAAACAACTTCAACTTTTGTGTCAATGGTGTTCTGCAATTCGGACAATAATTGCACCTAGACGCACACACTGAACAGAAACAGTGTCCGCAATTCACTGCCATATCCACCTCTCGTTCCATACAAACTTGACAAACAATATCAGACTGAACTTCATTGATTAATTTACAGCTATCTCTTAATTCTCTGTATTGACTCCAATAAATTTCTCTATTCTTCCTGTTATGTGAAATTTTATTTTGTATTTGTGAAGTGAAGGTTTCAAGGGATTGGCAAATATTACTTGCGCATTCATTGAAATCTTCTTCTTCCACGGATGGATTTTGAATGACATCAAGAAGTGAAGAACAATGTGATAAAAATGCTTCCTCCCTTTCGCATTGAATCTGGCTATCAATAAACTTATTGAAATATAGTTCTATCTTTTCTTTGAAAAATGACACACATTCTTCTAATTTTTGTATGTTCTCAACTGTTTCTGTTGTAAGAACTACATTGTGCTCAATTGTATCATATTTTTTATAAACTGATTCTATATCCTTCAAACGGATTCTCAAATTCTGAAAAACAGTCCTCGTTTCTGGATGGTGGACCGACCATTCGGTGTCATCTCTGTTTGAGTCATCACTTGGGTTGTTTAACCTAGAATGAATCAAGTTTATGACTTCGGAAGACATATTGTTATTATTTTCATCAAGGTCATTATTTTCATCCAGCAACGCAAACATTGCACTGTAAGGTGTAACGTCAGGTGGCCGCGCATACAGACTGATTGCCGAAAAATGAGGATGTTCGTTGTTAGACATTTAGATATGCGTGCACTTTATTTTTATTTTTTTAAACGATTATATCAGTATGTCTGACACAATGTGTATTATCTGTGAAAACGATAGTGAAATGGAATGGTGGAAGTGTAAAACGTGTATTTTTGGCTGTCACGCACATTGTATCAAAACATGGGTTCAAAAATCGATGGAAGGTACGTGTCCACACTGCAGATGTGCGATAGAGCCACGAAGTGTATACACAAGGGAAGATGTGTTCGCTGTTTTTTGTGTTCTATGTTTGGCTACTCTCCCCTCCGACCACCCTGCGCCCTCCGATATCACGGGTATTGACTAAGACTTGATACCCATGCTCTGCGTGAGATTCTGAGACCCCGGGAGAGGTGTAGTGCGTTCATATCCTTTGTTGCGATTCATCTTCTCTTGAATCGAGTCGGTCATGAGTTGTTGATTGTGTGTATGCAACACAGTGTGGAAATGTGGTATCTGATTCGCGTTCATCATATGTACATAATCCCTGCGTGCTTTAGGATCGAACATGTTATTCTTTGGTGGAAGACTGATGAAATCCTTGCGATATTCTTCAATCGACATATAACCACCGTACTTGTCGAGAACTTGAAACGGAGCAGCTGGAAAAATTCGTGCAGTATTCCCCAAGATCCTCTTGTGAAGGAGACTCAAAAGTTGCAACTGTTGCATGGAATCGTGTCGGTTTTTGTTCATGCAGTATTGTTTGGCACAATTGAAGCTACAGAAGACACCATAACATCCAATTAAGATGTTCTTCTTCGGGTGAAGGCGTCCGGGAATCGCGATGGGGATACCGTCAAACGTATGCGTGCAGTTCCAGCAAGCCACTGTGGTGCTGGAAGGCCATTGAGTACGATCAGTGTGTGCCCCTAATATCTCAATGCACTTTTCGCCACTCAGATGTGAGACATCGATTCTCGGCTTTGACAAGACGACCGCACTTTCGTCATCGTCAGACTCTTCCAGGGCTGTAACAGAGGCCGTCTTTCGAGGGGGGGGTACTTTTCTTTGTTTCATTGGTGCTTCAACTGAAGAGGATGTTGAAGTCACTCCATGTTCAGCGAATGGGTTGATGAGTGTCGTCGTTGCTGCCGTTGACAACGCACTTGCTGGGGTGTCACACACAAACGAAATATGCAATGGTGGTGCTCCCTGCTGCTTCCGCTCCTGTATCTCCTGATGCACTACGCGTTTCCTACCACGCTTGCTCTTCTCCTCCGGTGGTAATGGCTTGCGCCCGCGTTTCTTGGGTGCTGGTTCTTCTTCCATTCCTGCTGCTTTTCTCATAGGAAATTTCCTTTTTAATTCACACCCAACCACCAAACCCAACCACCAAACCCAACCACCAAACCCATGATCGAAGACGTCCTTGACACATGCTCTGGCTATCTGGATGTGCCATCTCTTTTCTGTCTTCTCCGTGTGTCGTCAGCCTGTAGACATGTCGTCAGCAACTATCAAATATGGTATGAAATTCTGCTCAAAGCTGGGTTCAAAAAACTTGCAAAATCACTTCATTGTTCAACATCGTCATCGGTTCTTGTTGCTTTACCTAACATTCAGCGGCATGTAAAAGATGCAAGAGGATGCGAACTCTGCTGGAGAAAGAGAGCACCACCAATTCGTCTGAGGGGTAACACCATGTCTGCTCTGTGCGTTTCGTGTGAAGGAAACATGCTCTGTACAAAGAAAGACATCAAGTTCATCCTAACTTCCTTAACATGGCGACCAACACTGCGGTCATTATTCTCTCAACTCGTCATCGCGAAAAGGAGACACACGAAGGAACATATCTACTGGAAGTGTCAGGTAAACAGTATTTGCAAAATCTGAGTTCTCAGTATAACTTCAAGAATACCATTTTATCAATACTGATTTGACATAGAAGAATAACACAGTTATAAGTATAGAGTGTATGAAATTCACCGTGTAACTAAACGCAATGCAAAATACAAATAACATGGTCACACCGAGACTATTTCTCATCTTTGACTTTATTTTATCATCAACTTTGGGTGCCAACCACGGGTGTATGAATGATATTATTACTATAACAAATGTTTGACAAAATATGTACAAAACTTCCTGAGCGTCAAGCCCGTCTGTAAAAGACACTATCATATTAAAAGGTAGCATACATAAAAATCCCGCGACATGATGACACGAAGCAAGTTGGCAAATCGTTCAGAAATGAACTGGACATTTCTTCCAACTGAATTGGTAGCTGTCATACTCTCACACTTCACTTTCAAGCAAGTAGCAAGATTTTCAGAGATCAACAAGCCTATGTCGGTGAATGTTGATTTTATTATGAGGCACATGAATGCAATCAACGACAAATTATCGGTTGACTCAATAGATTACATTGTGAAAAAATGCCACGGGGTCAAAACATTGCCTTACATTTGTGGCACGAAGAATTACAATCTATACTCAATGTGTCAGCTCTTGAAAAGATGGCCTGATCAGCTGCATTTGAATTGGGATATGACAAGTTCCAATACAATCTCATCATTTCTTAAATCAATGTCAACATCAAGCTTCAGAATAATAAATCACGTGTCTATGAAAGTTGTGGAAATCAATAAATTTTCTAAGACAAGAATGAATCTTTGCTACATGGACCTTTCATCTCTGACTATTGAGGCAGAAGGCTGTGATCTAGAATCTATTCTCATTGCAACCAATTGCCGATGCTGGGATGTAGAGGAGCTTTATCTACGTGGTGATGTTGACAACCTGGGCTCGCTCCTGATGTATGCTCCTGTGGCGTCTAAAATCACTATCATCAACACAAACGATCAATTTAAAAGTCTAAGTGTGGGAAATGAGCAAGGTCTCCGTTTCCTGCTGAACTCGATAAAAAACGTGAACCTTTGTAACATTTTGAAGTTTTGCTGCAATGCTCCATCTGCGTGCTCACTTGTTGATTTGTTTACTTATTCAGTATCAACAAGCATGTTTATTCCTATCAATGGCGCGTGGACAGTAGATCGGCTGAATGTTGACATGATTGAAGCTCTTGTGTCGAATTCTATCACAGTCAACTGTGGTGTGTTCAAATCAGAAATGAAAAGGATCAAGACGCTCGAGAAAGCATACCCGAACAAATTGTTTGTCACTTCTGTATTTTAATTTTGGGACTTTAATCCCACAATACATTCAGATCCCAAACTGGTGTTTGATTATTACAACACCACGATGTAAAGTCTCTTACATAGTGCCTGCAATCGTACACGCCGAGGATGTATCGTTTAGTACACAAAGTTTCTATTTCAAAATCAGAAATTTCTTTCCATGTTTTATTAGTCTCACCCCATTTTATCATTTTTGTTTCCAAATCACTAACATCTTCAAGTTCCTGAGGTAAATTCAAACTTGGAAATTCAGTATTTGTTTCATATGAACCCGAAGAAAATGGTTTGAAATCATATCTGACTTTTTTGTATTTATCTGAAAATGATATTCCTGTATGTAATAAATTTAATTTATCGTTAAATTTTTCCATGTGCAAATAGACATTTTTTACAGAAAATGATAACAACAATATCATAAAGTACATCATTCTGATGCATACTAACAATTTTGATTTACTCTCTTTAACGAACTTCGTCTGCGACGAGGTTCGAACTCGCGCGGGCCTGGCCCATTGGATTTCAAGTCCAACCCCTTAACCACTCAGGCACACAGACTTTGATTATTTAATATGTAATTGTCAATTATGATTGAAATGTTGTGTACAATACTTAAAATTTGTAGCTGTTGGATGTCTAAGTCTATCAATATGGAAACGACACCTGTCACAAAACAAGTACCTGAGATAGTTGAAGAAGACACAGATGAGCCCCCAGCATACGTGGACGTCATAAAGTCATATTAAAGACTTGCCGCATTCAATACACGACTATGATCGCTTCTATCTACAAAATCACTGCACCAAATGGAAAAAGTTACATAGGTCAAAATCTTCCAGGGGTGCATGCAAAGTTGAAGGCAAAACCTGGAGGAGTATCCCTCTCCCTCAAGATATATGGACTCAAAGATAGAATGAAACAACACTGCAAAAACAGCAGCAACTGTACTCTTTTGAAACGATCAATTCAAAAATACGGATGGGATAACATGAAAGTCGAAGTGTTACTGCAATGTGCACAGGAACAGCTCAACTACTACGAGCAACAAATGATCAAGGCATACGACACACTAGCGCCAAATGGACTCAATTGCACCACTGGAGGAGAAGCGGGCAAGAGACTGGCAATAGAAACAAGACAGAATATCAGTAAGGGACTGAAGGGATACTATCAAGACCATGAACATCCACGAAAGGGTTTACCTGGTCGCAAGCATACTGAAGAAACAAAACAAAAATTGCGCATAAGCTCGAAGGGTCGTTCTCAACCATTATCTGAGGAACAAAAAATGCAGAGAAAGCAAGACGCAAAAGGGTGTGTGGGAAAACATAAGGCATCAGGGAAATTTCAGGCAATCATCCCAAAATCTTGGAATAATGGTAAACAAAAGGGTATTGGTGTGTTCGTCACTGAAGAAGAAGCGTGGTCAGCTATTGCAGAATACAAAGCAGAGCACGTTGGTTCCTAGTGATGTAAAGTATCGCACACGACAGGATTTGCACCTGTGCTCCCAGTGGGAACCGTATTAGCAGTACGGCGCGTTAACTACTCCGCCACGTGTGCATAATTGATTTTTTCAGGAGGTTGTCTCCTCATTCCCCCACGGCGAGTCGAACGCCGGTTTTTCGGGTGAAAGCCGAATGTCCTAACCACTAGACTATAGGGGAAGATGATTTTTTCAGGAGGTGGTCTCCTCATACCCCAGGGGCGGATCGAACGCCCGACGGCCTTATTAGAAGTAAGGTGCTCTATCCACTGAGCTACTGGGGCGTATTGGTTTTTAAGGAGAACCACTCCTACTCCTCCACCCGGTTCCGACCCGGGGACCTTGCGGTTAACAGCCGCACGCTCTAACCAACTGAGCTATGGAGGAATACCCCGCACGGGGATCGAACCCGTGGCCACAGGATCAAAAGTCCAGCGCTCTACCAACTGAGCTAGCGGGGCTGGCTTACCTTGCTCGCACTTACCTTGCTTGTCTCTTATACATTGTCTTTAATATAAAAAATGACATATTTTTTCCGCACTAATTAAATAATTTTTTGGGTGCAAGTCGTTTGGGTTGGATAATGGATGTAACTGCTTTTATGACATCCCTGGTTACTTCTTCTATATCACGAGAGGCGTCGATGATGATTACGGAAGAATCCGGGGAAGAAAAACAAAGCCACTCTTCATATGAATCGTTGATTGTGTTTATGTACTCTTCAGAAATACTTGATTCCGAAGACCTGGATCTCTTAGATACTCTAGCAAACGCTATGTGTGGTGGAACCCTTAGATATATTCTAAAGGTTTGTATCGAAAAGGCCTCTTGAAGTGATTGTTTTAGCTTGTCATATGAGTACTTCAACAATTCCATACTTCTAGAGTTTTTCACGTTGGATTTAGTGAATACCTCAAGTGCAGCATCCATACTTCTTTCCTGAATAAGTATGTTAGACTGAGAAAGTCCCATGAATGACTTTTGAAACATGCTTGAAATAACCATGTGCTGAAATTCTGCGTGCTGTATATTTTTGGAGTACATATCATTCAAAAATCCATTTTCATCCCATTCATCTAAAGGTTCCCACGCGTAGGAAATATCAGTATATCTAAAATGATTATGTACCTCAGAAAGTATAGTAGATTTACCTACTCCAATATTACCCTCAAAAGATATATGAATTTTTTGCATTTTTAATACATGAATATTTGCTTTTAAGTTATTCCAATGCGGTTGGGGTTGATAAACCCATTCAAAGACAAACTAGCGCCAAATAGACTCAATTGCCAGATAGTGGTGGATACAACATTTATTTTGTTTGTATAATTCAAATGAATCGTATGAATCGTAAGATAATTCTTATATCTACACCTTTGTCCCCCATGATATTAATACTCCTTGGATTGATAGTTTACGTCATCATGGACTTAAGATACCAAACACACGAATCAACCAACACAATTAGGTATGAAAATACCAATAATCCTACACACCATCCTATACTCCTTGATCATCACCATGACCAATATCATATTCATTCCCTTATGTCTACACCTCGAGTACACCCACACCCACACGCGAGTGATTCATTTCGTAAAATAGGGTTTTTAACAAGTCGTGAACTTGCCGATAGTGTCATACTACCACTATTCGGAGAACGTGCACCATACAGAAGACACCGATGGAATTACTACACCATGACCGACACCCAACAGAGTCTCTCGTCTGTCAAGCTACCGGTTATGTACAGAGATCGAAGTTGCGTTGACGAGGTCGCTTGCGATGAGATCTATACCGACGACATTGTCAGGGTTCATGGATATGAATCACCCTTTGTGGTTCACGTGTATTAGGACAACGGCATCTCATCCTTTTTACATATTCCTGTACATATTCAGAATATTTCAGCAAGCGTTCGGGGTTCAATTCGGTGCCGTTGACCACCACGGGGACAAACGACACCTTCCTCACCTTCTTCACCACCTTCTTCTCCACCTTCTTCTCCACATCCGTCTCCTCCAGCTCCACCTCCATCTCCTCCACCTTCTCCACCTCCATCTCCTCCACCTCCATCTCCTCCACCTTCTCCGCCCTTACGCCAGACGACACCACTTTGCGCTTCTTGTATATGAGGGTAAGAATCCCTGAACCACTGACTGACTTTGCGGAATCCCTCACGCATTCATTCTGACGTTTCTTTTTGCTTGGCTTTGCCGGCGTCATCAATTTGCACATATGACCTGGGACGTGGGCAAAGGAGACTCGTGTTGGTGCGCGAGTAGACGCCCTAGGATGTCCGACCACAGGGGAACACACGTGTCGGAGGATTAACTATAACATTCGGCTATAACATGCAATATAATGTGATTTGTAAAAGTAAATGGAACTTGAACTAAAAATCATCATTTTGAAGTTCATTCTTTCTATTGCTACCATGTACATCATGTCTTCTATGGGAGGGGATGGTATAGGGGATCTTCTTCTTCCACCTGAAGAAAGGGAACAGAGAGATGATGCAATATTAATTGTGAATAGATTAAAAGATAAATTTCCAATTCTGAAGAATACTAGTTTGACATCTCATGAGACTTTGGTGGCAGGAGCTCTTGTGGAGCCTAAAGAGTCCAAGAAGTTTGCAAATATAGGTGGACATGATGAAATAAAGCGTGAACTTGCCTTACATATTGTAGTGCCAATGCAAAACTCAGAAGTATTTTACAACACAGATTCATTGAAACCACCAAGTGGTATATTGTTATCGGGACCTCCGGGAACTGGTAAGACGCTGCTTGCAACCAGTATTGCATCAGAGTGTAATGTTCCATTTTTAGCTATAAAGCCAAGTATGGTTGAGCAGAAATATTTTGGTGAGTCGGAAAAGATAGTGAAAGCGATTTTTTCCTTTGCTGAAAAGATTCAACCATGTATAATTTTCATAGATGAGATTGATTCTATGTTGAGGAATCGTTCTGATTTCGAACACGCTTCTACTTATTCGATCAAGACTCAGTTTCTGCAAGAGATGGATCGAATTGAGAACGAGAACATGAAGATAGTGGTAGTAGCTGCGACAAACAATCCTCAGAGTTTGGACAAGGCTTTATACCGTAGGTTGCCCCGGTCGTATACAGTCGAGAAACCAGGGTTGCAGGCTCGCGTGGACATACTGAATCGACTGACGGCAAACGAAATGCCTCCCATCAAGCAGCCTGATATTGATTGGATAGCGGAACACACCGACGGCCTGAGTGGTTCAGATCTCAAGGATGTTTACAAGGCTTCTGCTGCAGTGAGAAATGAGTCGTTTTCAAAACAGTTGATGGAATCGGGTATGATTAGTACTTCTCCCGGACCGATTCGTAGACTCCACTGGGACAGTGCCATCGCTAAAATCCGACACACACAGCGGTTTTCTTGATGCGAGGTACGAGCTTGTGCGCGAGGTACGAGAGATGGTGAAAGTAAGTAACACATGTGTGTGTACTTTGAAAGTACGGTTACAAGATGTGTAACCATCAAACACTTTCCCATGTGGTCCGAGTACACATGTGTACCGTTCAAACCCATCCGACCCAGTTTGAGTCCCGCTACCATGACCATGACCATGGCACGCATGGTTGATTTCGAGGGCATGGAGAAGCAGCAGGCAGAGCTTTTGATTGCCAAGCGCTTGGTCGGCAAGACTCCTCGGGCCAGGTGTATGTCGCCAGGCGCAAAGACACGTCTCGTTCTCGAAATCATTCCGCCGAAGCTAACGGCGACAACCATCGGCCGTAAGCAGTACGCCAAGGCGATGGCCCTCTTAGAGGCTCAGAAAAAAGTCAAGGTGCAGCCGGTCGTCTTCACGACTGGTGACGGAAAGAAGAACGACACTGCTCGCCACCGCGTCCACTGGGGCGAAGTAAAAACCACCCTCGTCGATTACGAATTCCCTATCGAGCTGGATGAAGGGGGGCGTGATAAGGAGAATACGTTCACGACCGAGAAGAAGATGAAGGCAGACCAATGGGCCGATATCCGTGTCAACATCAAGCGCAACATCGAAGAGAAGACCAGGGAGGCCTCCGAAGAGAAGACCAGCGAGAAGTAGAAGACCAAGGAGAACGTCTACAGCAGGAGCCTCACTCCAAGAGTCCTGGTGCCATTGGCTTAAGGACGCTTGCACGAATCGGCATACGCGTTCCTACGGGACACCCTGCTCGAAACACGAATCGCATCCCTCGGGAATAAGTCTTTAGCAACATTCACATACCGTGCTTCTTCATCAAATTGATGTTCGTTCATTTGCGATGAAGCCGGCATGTCTAGTCTTGTAGTGTGTTCGAACTTCGATTCCAGGATACTCATATCTTGAATCAATCGAGGATCAATCAGTCTCCCACTACTGAAATCGGGTGTAGTTTTGACTCCCATAGAAGTGTCATTTGTCGTCACTCTCTGAATTTCGTTCAAATTAGTCATCACACCAAGTCTAAATTCCTTGTCTATATCCATGCTTGCATAGGTCGCACAATTTTGTGTGTTACCGACCACACACGACCCCTGAGTGAGATAATCAGGAGAAAATGTCATGAACTTGTATAATTCTGAATTCTTAGACTTTTCGTAGTCACATGTAGGCTGATCGTTTTTCGATCTTGTCCATGATCCCAATGTGTTATCTGAAACATTCATATTAATAATGTACAACATTTTATTTTTACAAGGAATACTTTCTTATATTCTTGTACAATTCTTCATTCATTTTTTCAGTTTTCTGAAGTTGTTCAATCAGTGTAGACAGTGCCATCCTTTTACTAGCGTTAACTGTCTTTGCAAATTTTTTCGTAAGTGTAATGGCATGTTGCATTGCTCGAAACTCGTTTAAGTTTGATAATTTAGGATTGAATCTGCCTCTAGGGGTCAATAGTAATTTTATCTCTTTCACTGTCATTTTCCTCAATTTTTCTAAATTTGGTTCTGTCTTAAAATCTGATATGGGTCTTTTTTGTATAGAATATTTCAGTAATGCCTCTGTTGATGGGTTGCTTTTCACTGTTTTTAGTGACATTCTTTCTTCTAAAATATCAACACCAAATAATTGAGTGAATAACTTAATATTTATTATTTTTCCATCAAGGAAAAAAAATTTTTTTACAAACAAATTTATAAAAGTATCTAATTTTGCATGAGATTTTGAAATCTTACTCTCCGGCTTTCCCAATTTTCCAACATAATAACCTAATAATGCTGCAGCATATCTTGATATTGTATTACTTTTAATTCTCATTGCTTTGTTGTGACCACTCAACAATGCTTGCATTGTTTTTATTGCAGCCTTTGACAATGGCATTTTTAACAAGTTACCGAATCCTAAGTCTTGTATAGACTTCCGTAAAGTAATTGGTTTTGAATTTTTCATTTATATTATGCAAATAATTTTTATAAATTTAACATAAATGAATACACAACAAAAAGTTTTCATTGTGTTTGTCATAGGATTTTCGACTTTTAGCGCATCTATAGTGCTGATCAACACTGACTACTTTGTATACCTATTTATGGTTGGGATATGGATAATGATACTGTCCGGGGTCTTGTATAAGATGTACGGTGCGCAAACACACACACCCAAACTCGATATGGCTCAAAAGGAACAATTCTTATCAGATGTTAAACTTTTGCTCTCTTAAGAGGATTTTTACCTCTGCCACATAATATATGAAACGTATCACAAGACCCCCGATATACAACAAAGTCATCACACAGAACGATAGAGTGTACGCAAGTTACACCAAGATTGGAGATAAGTGGCATAGAGCATTGTTTACGCGCAAATCTGTCGAACGTGGTGAAATTCTTGCCTACTATGATGGCGTGGAACTATCAAAAGAGGAAGCTAAGCGAAGCCGTTCGCAGTACTTAATGACAGCGCGCGACACGAACGACCGTCGGAAGCATGTGACACTAGATGGTGATCCCATCCACCTAATAGACGGTCTACCAAACCTGGCTGCGTTCGCTAATTATGTGACCCGCACTCATGCCAACGCGATATTCGAAGACCGAGCGCATCTTCAAAACAAACCATCACCGTTTCGAACTTTCATAGTGCTCAAAGCATCGCGCGACATACCAGCGGGAAAAGAAGTTCGTGTAGATTACGACCTCGGAGTGGTCGACAGGCCGTTTCGAAAGCAAATGCTAGCAAACGGAATTTCCAAACGAGATTTAGACTCAAAAGATTATGAACAAATCACCTGGACCTACCCTTAAAGAAAACATTTTGCTTGATGAATAAGAGCTTAAAGAAAAAGAAGCCACGAGTCAAAAGAAGCTATTATGTCACAGGCAGAAACGGGCATTACGTTCCAAGCTTTGACGTGGGAGCTGCAGAACAAGCGACCACCACCATTCAAGCGGAAGATTGTGAATGATGTGCACTTGTATGAAGACGCAACACAAGTTGTCCATTGTTGTGGACGGATGGAAAATGGCGAGTCAGTCAGAGTCGCAATCATCGGATACCATCCGTATTTTTATGCAAGAATGTATGAGTCTGATTTCGAGCGAGTGGTAAGTTCATTTGTTTACAAGTATGACACTGGAGACGGCCGTGCTCAGAAGTCACAAAGAAATCAATTCGAAGACTGGTGGGTTGTTGACACATGTATGGAAGACAAATGTATCTATCAGGGATTCAAAAACGGAGAGAAAGACTCGGTACTCAAGATCACTTGTGCAAATCAGGCATGTATGCGTGATATGATCAAAGCATTGACGGATACACCCCCTTCTGGCACCGGTCAGAAACACTACGAGTTGTTCGATGTGCGTCAAGATGTTCTTTGTAGTTTTTACCACGAGACGGGCTTGAAACCGTGTGGATGGATGACTATCGACGGCACGCTTGAGTTTGAAGATGTCACTCCATTCGCATACGAAGAATCGAAGTGCGATCACGATTATGTTGTTAGAATTGACGACATAAAGCCCGTGGATGACAAAATCATCATGGCGCCATTCAAAATATGCAGTATAGATATCGAAGCATTTGCACCTATTGGCCCCGATGGTAAATATCCGTTTCCGGATCCCGAAGTGTCTTCTCATCAAACTTCTTGTATATGCGTACGAAAGAGACTGTTGAATCAAGGTGCAGAAGAAGGAGAATATGTTTTTTTCTCGTATAAACCGCTCGATATGGCCAGAGTTGATGAACTCTGTAAAACAGAGAATCTTTGTGTTTCTCACAAAGACTCGAGGGCTTGTAATTCAGAGAAAGAAATGTTTGCTCAGTTCATTACGTTTTGTGAACGCGAGAAATTCGATGTAATTGTGGGGTGGAATACTCTGGACTTCGACATGCGTTACATTTATCATCGATGCAAGTTGTATGGAATAGATCTATACAGAATTGCTAAATGGGGCACAAAGGAGACTTGTAGGCCCTTGCGGTTGGAAGATGTAACACTCAGCACGGCAGGCGCGGGTCACAACCGCTTCCGATATTGGAATATTTCTGGTGTATTCCAAATGGACGAACTGGTGGTCGTCAGACGTGACAAAAAGTACGACACCTACAAGCTGGGGGCTGTCGCAAACATCCTATTGGGTGACACCAAGATGGACGAACCCCCGTCCGAAATTCACAGGAAGTCTCAGGGAACGAGCACGGAACTGGCCGAAATCGTAGTGTACTGTATGAAGGACACCAAACTCCCGGACGAAATTGCCTGTAAATTACAAAGTTACATGAAGAATTTCATGTTCGCCAACATGGCAACTGTGCCAGTCACCTATCTTCTGACCAGGGGGGCGAACATCAAAACATCTTCGTTCATCACCAAAAACGTTCGAAAAAGGGGTATGATCATTTCGAACAAAAATAAGTGGTTCAACAAAATTGACGGAAAATATGAGGGTGCAACAGTTCTTGATGCTCTTAAAGGATTTTATGACGATCCTGTTGCAACCTTAGATTTCAAAAGTCTGTACCCGTCCATTTTCATTTCTCAAGTACTAGATCCTCACGTGTTTGTGGAATCGGACGTCTACCTTGGACTTCCGGGTGTCAAATACAAGAACCACAAATGGATTGATAAAAAGTCTGGTCAGAAATTCAATTATTGGATTGTGACAAACGGAGAAGAACTTGGTGTTCCGGCTGTCATTCCAGAAATCATGCAAGAACTGTGGAATGAGAGAGACGAAGCCAAAAAAAATATGAAAAAGGCGTCCAATTACACAGAGAAGTCTGTCTTCGATGGTATTCAACTGGCAGTTAAGCTTTTGATGAATTCGATCTACGGTTTCTTTGGTGCTGTGAATGCAAGCCCGATACCACATCTACCGCTCGCCATGATCTGCACGTTCACAGGCAGAAAGTTCATTGAAGAGTCACAGAAGTTCGTACTAGCGAGGTATGGAAATTATGATGACAAGCCTGATATTGCGAATATGACACTTCATGAACGAATGAAGCTGGAATTGAAGGAACTAGAATGCGACACAGTTGTCAATGTTTATGGGGATACAGGAGAGTGTCACTCCCACCTAACTCCAATTTAATCACCCATTCATCTAATCACCCATTTACTAACGCTTGTGTCTTGTGTGCGTTGGCAGATTCAATATTCGTCAAGTGGAAAGTATCTGACGAGGCAAGAGCGCTTGGGCAAAGGGCGATTTTAGAGGAGAACTTCAAACAATCGGAGCTCGCTGGAGAAGAGATTACCAAGTGGTTGCTCGAAAATCACTGCCCTGTACCAAAAAGGGTCGAGATGGAATTCGAAAAGGTATACTATTCATTGATCAGCTATTCAAAAAAGCGATATTGTGGTCTTTTATGGACGAATGTGGATAAACCTGATTACATTGACTACAAGGGCATTGCTCCAGTCAGGAGAGATACTCCCAAAATAGTCAAAGATATAATAATCAAATGCATTGAATTGATTCTCGTTCAAAAAGATCGCCCTAGTGCATTTGCATTGCTCGAAGAAACATTTGCACGGATTGATCGGGGAGATTATGAAATAACTGAATTTGCAAAAACTGGAGCCATTTCAGACAAAGAATATGTTGGCACGATTCCTCCTGCCGCGCAAGTTGCGGAGAGATTGAAAAAGCGAGGTCTCCCGGTACCGGACAGAGTCTCATACGTTTATGTTGTCGGCGACCCCAAAGATAAAGCTTCCACAAAAGTGGAAGACCCGGATTACATCATCCAAAACAACCTCAAGGTCGACAGACGGTATTACCTCAACAACCAATTCAAGAAGCCAATTATCGAACTTCTTGGACCGGCTTTGAATGGCCTCGATGAACTTATCGATGAGTATTTGTTGAAGTACCAGACTTATGTTCAACATGACGAAGCAAAAGCAAGACGCGAAGCTCATCAACAAGAACTTAACACTAAACCGATCACTTCCTTTTTCAAACGCAAACTGACTTAAATTGTAACGTACAAGTGGTGATCAAGCCAATACACCACAGAAGAAAGACTGAAATTGACAACCATACCTGATTCATTAAAGTTTTCACTGATTTTTTTACGATTCTCACATTTTTAGGAGTGCTCGGGTAAAGTACCACTCACTGGTACCGGGTGGTTAGAAAACAAAAATTCCCGGAAAAAAATCCTTGTGACTCCATCAACTTTTTGAACCAAAAAAAAATTCAAAAAGAATTTTGACAAAATATTTTTTTGAATTTTTATTTTCCCTT